GAGCACGGCGACGGCACCAGCGGATTCGGATGTTCGCCTGACGGGCTAGTCACCGGAGATTCTGATTTCCCGATTGGCGAGGCAGACTACTCTCACGGCGTAGAAATCAAGTGCCCCATTCCAGAAACGCACATCGGATGGGTTCTCGACGGCGGACTTCCCGATGAGCACAAATATCAGGTTCACGCCTGCATGGCCGTTACCGGGCTGGATCGCTGGGATTTTCTTTCCTACTGCCCCGGCGAGGCACCGTTGTTGGTAACGACGCATCGCAGCGATTTCACCGAGCATCTCGAAGCGGGCTTGAAGATCCTCGTCGCCGAAAAGGCGAAGATGAAGCGGGTTCTAGCCGCCAAGTGGGAAGCCGCCTATCTCCAACCCGAACGCATCGAAGCATGAAAATCACCATCGGAATTGATCCTGGAAAATCAGGCGGAATCGCGTGGTTTAACGACGACGGCCCGCACGTCGAAAAGATGCCAGACACCGTTCAAGGCGTTTGGGAATTGATCGAGCATATCGTCAACGGTTCCGCGCCGATTTACAGACACACGGAATTCAAAGCCTATATCGAGCAAGTCCACTCATCGCCGCAGATGGGAGTGAAATCAGCGTTCACGTTTGGCAACGGATTCGGGCATTTAGAAATGGCCCTCACAGCGGCAAACATCCCGTTTGAGCGTATCCGTCCGCAAGTGTGGCAAAAGACGTTAGGGTGCCTCACCAAAGGCGACAAGAACATCAGCAAGCGGAGGGCGCAAGAACTGTTCCCCCATCTCAAAATCACTCACGCCACCGCAGACGCGATGCTCATCGCCGAGTATGGCCGAAGACTGAACCTTTGAAACCATGACACACATCGAACGCAACGAAGACATCGACCTCCCCGCGCCTATACCTGACGGGTGCTACCTACATCGAGGGAATTTACTCCAGCAACGCGCTAAGTCGGCGGGGATACCATTCGGTCTTTGTCGCCAGTGGGTGGCGTCCGGCAAGGCGTTTCGTTGGCAGACTGCGGGATTGATTATCCGCCTCTCCGACCGGGAACGGATGACCGCAGCGGCGCAACGCAAGGAGAAGACAACTGGGAAGGTTAACGCATGACACTCAAAGAAGACATGGCGCACGAATACGCCGAAGCTCTCAACTGACCTCCGCGACTCAGCCCTCCGCACGTTCGATCGGATCGCAAAAGAACATGGAACCTTCGAGAAATACTAAGCCCTTCAGGATCACCAGACGGACACGACAGTTCGCATGGATGATCCCTGACCACTACGGAGCGTATCCGCCTCGCGGCCTATCTCACCGGGTATCGGTCGAGGACTTCCGCGACCGATGGATACCGATGCCAAAGGCGGACGGGCTGAGTGAATCGACCTACATCAAACGCAAATCCCATGAAAGCTAACGGAACTATCGCCGAAGAATACTTTGCTGTCGCCCGTCCTTCGGGGCGGGCCACGCCAAGAGACACCGAACTCTATGGGCAATTCCGTAGCACGGAAGACGCCGAAGAAGAGCGCAATGCTCGCGGCGGCGTGATCGTCCATGTCACGGAAACGACGACATGGGCGCGGCGCGTCCTCAACAAGAACTTTCCAAACGACCATGAGTAAAATAATAGCACCAATAACAGAGTCGATTCTTGATCGGCTGGAAGAGTTCTGGGAGTCAGAAGAGTATTCCGCGCTGATAGCGTGGAACCGGCTCGATACCGACGATCCGGAAACGGAATACCGACGCGGGCGGCTCGATGCCGTGAAAGGTATGCGGAAGCTGTTCCGGCGTGCCATAAGTGAGGAGATTTTTCCTTCGGATAACGCTAGGGCTGTGACGCCCGGAGCCACTGAAAAGCCACTGAAATGAACAGGAAACGTTATACCGGGTCGATCACCAGCCCCTTGTTATATGCCCATCATCTTACCATCATCTCTTCATGAGCTGGCACTGTTCGCAGGCGCTGGCGGCGGCATTCTCGGGGGCAAGCTCCTCGGATGGAAATGCGTGTGCGCCGTCGAATACGAACCCGCCGCAAGACGGATGCTCGACGCTCGGCAAGATGACGGATGCCTCGAACCCTTCCCAATCTGGGACGACGTTAGAACCTTCGATGGAAAGCCATGGTGTGGCCTGGTGGATGTCGTCTCTGGCGGCTTCCCGTGCCAAGACATATCAGCCGCAGGAAAAGGCGCGGGACTCGACGGCGAGCGAAGCGGACTGTGGAAACAAATGTCTCGGATCATTGGCGAGGTTCGACCTCAATTCGCGCTCGTGGAAAACTCACCAGTTCTCACTTCTCGGGGGCTTGGAACCGTTCTCGGAGACTTGGCCGCGATGGGGTATGATGCGCGGTGGGGAGTGCTGGGAGCTATCGACGCCGGAGCTCCGCACAAGCGAGAACGAATCTGGATTGTGGCGGAGTCCCGCAGCGCAGGAGCCGGGAGTATCATGGGAGAGGCTGGAGACTCGCTCGGGCGAGCCAGTGGGAAGCATGTGCCGACACTACGACAAGCACACGGGGCGGATGGCTCAAATAGGACTGACTCAACAGGTCAAAGCGCGGATGTGGGGAACACCTCGGGCATCGGATGGAATGAAGAACAAACTCAGGACAATCTCAAGCGACCACGACTGCCGAGCGAGGCTCGAAGATCAAGTGGCGCAAATGGAGGGAGCTGGTGGGCATCTGAACCCAACGTGGGTCGAGTGGCTCATGGGGTGGCCTCTCGGGTGGACAGACTCCGCGCAATCGGCAACGGCCAGGTTCCGGCAGTGGTGCGCCTCGCATGGGAACTCTTAAAGCCAAATAAATGATGATGAAACCGATGATGAAATCGCCGCTCCGTCCGGCATATAACGCCGGTCTATCCCACGGGGACGAGAGCGCCCGCTGAATGATCTCACAACTACCAAATAACATGCAAACATCGACAACAGAGCGGTCCCCGTTGGGATCAGACACTTGTTCAGCGTCTTTCGTTGAGTTCCCGAAGATGGCCCGCCTCTCGCGGGAAGTCATTATCACGGAAAAAATCGACGGAACGAATGCTCAACTACTCATCGCAGAACTCGCCAATGACGAGCCAATCCCGGCGCACTCGCTCGGGGTGTTCGATCATGGTGGAAAGCTCCACTACATGGCCGCAGGGAGTCGCACGCGATGGATCACGCCAGAGGTGGACAATGCGGGATTCGCCGCGTGGGTCGCCCGCAACTTTGAGCAACTGAAAACGCTCGGGCCGGGTCGCCACTTCGGCGAATGGTGGGGCCAAGGAATCCAGCGCAAGTATGGCATGAGCGAAAAGCGATGGAGTCTCTTCAACGTAGGTCGCTGGTGCCTCCATGGCGAAACGCCGCAAACGATCCCGACCGCCGATCCTCGCATTGTGAAAACTCAGGACATGCTGCCGCCGTGCTGCCACCTGGTGCCTGTGCTGCATCGTGGAATCTTCTCGACGGGAATCGCTGATGCGATGCTCTGCGATCTCGCGGAACGTGGCAGCAAGGCCGCTCCCGGATTCATGAAGCCGGAGGGAATCATCGTCTTCCATGTGGCGGGCAACGTCGGATTCAAGAAGACGATCGAAAAAGACGAAGTGCCGAAGGGGATTTCTTCGCTGAACGCCGATGTGGAGGCACCGCCGCCGTTGAATAGCGATTGTGCCGAAACTGAAAAGCTTATGGGCGGTTGTCCTCTCACGCCTTGTTGTGCTTCTTCATTTGTAGTTGAGGTGACTCCTGACTGGCATCACATACCCGTCGATGAAAAGGGGCGTCCCATCCGCAATGCTCAATAAATGATCACCATCGCTCTGCGGCAACAATCCATGAAAACGCTCAAGAAATCCCGTGATCTCACCATCAAACACTTCGATCATCACCTCGCAATGTGCTCTCGCGTCGCCGTATGCCTCGAACGATGGACGAGCTTCCAAAGTGGAGAACTGACGCTTGCTGCCAGAAATGGAGAAAACAACATCATTCATCGGGTGGCCAGCTGTCTCACTCACCTTCGGATCAATATGAGACATGACGCCATCACGGAAATGCTCAAGCCAACTGTGAATACCCTTCGCGCCATCCGGCACAAGTTCACGCGGCAGCCTTCCAGCGCTCCCGTTGCTCTTGAACGGCCTAGCGTAAAAAGCATGGACGGCCAACGAGAGAGGCTGAAACAATGGATCGGCATTCGTCGTGCAATGTTGCGCGATCAGGTCGCAGGACTTGATGGCCTTCTCCATGGAGGTGATGCCATAGTAAAGCAGCCACCACCGCTTGCGTTCGTCTATCGTGGGCTCTTCCATTTTCTGCACAACGACCAAGTGGACCTAACCGGCGGTCCCGGTGGCTCGAACTTGGAGAAGGACGTTCCCGCCGGTTAGGTCCCACGCCTGGTTGGGCATCTTTGAATCACCAGAAACCGAAAATAACACTAATGAATATCACACTCGCAATCGTCGGGGCGCTGCTGATCGCAGTCGCCGCAATCCGTGGAATAATGGCTCACGATGCCAAGATCGAATCAGGAGAAATCCCGAAAGACGGGGATCGCCGGATCGTGGTCAGAGGCTCGAAAATATGGGTCGAGGAATATGCCGGGTATCCTCAATGGATGCTGAAGCACACGGAAGATTCTATCGAAGACGCGAGGGCAAACGTCGAAAGATGGAATGCCCGCGACGACGAAAAGGTGGAGGTGGTGAAATGAACTCTTCCCGCCCGGAGGGTCTGCCCAACGTAAAATGTCCGCCCACGGGCGCGCCTGAGAAGGAGGTTGGAAAGTGATTGAAGGGCTTATGGCCCGTTGGTGCGCGACGACTTGTTCGTTGCTCTTCATTCTCTTAATTGTATCGGGCGTCACCTGCCCTAATCCATGTGGTGAGTTCGGAATGCAGCCCGCGTAAAATCATGCAAATAGGTAATCAAGAAAACTCACCCTTCGATATGATGCTGACTCCAGATGGCGTTTATCTCCGTGATGGGAGGCCGATCCCAAGTGCTGACAACTCCGCGCTCGGCGTCGATCACCGCCAACCTGTCGTTCGTGTCCATAACGGAAATGACCTTGGCAAAGGCATCCTCGGGGCTGAACGGGGTATTGACGTAGAAAAGGGAATACTGGAACTGGTGCCACTTCCCGAGAGCCTTGATAGCGTCTCTGACAGCGTCGTAGTTCTGTCCGGGAGAATTGAGGTCGTAGGCGATAAACAGGTTATGTCGCATGGTATTAGTGCTGTGATTGGTGGTTCTGAAAATTCTTCAACGAACGTCTAGCTATGACAGCGCCGCGCAAGACTCCGATTCCTGACAGGACGCTTCCGGCGCTTGTCATCAGCGTCTTGTTGTGCTCTTTGAATTTTCTTATTGACGGGAATCAAACGCGGATCTACCCATAAACCATGACTGCGACACGCTTACCACT